GGGATCGGATGAGGCCGACCCAGTGCCACCATTAACCGACACGAAACTGGCAGACTAAAACCATGGGTATTTTTAACCGCGTCACCAAAGCTGCGATCTCACCGCACACCGAATTGAAAGCAGCAGCCGGCGGAACTTATGCACCGAATTCCGTAGCAGGTGAAGCAAGCATTGGCAAGTATTACTCATACATTGAAGGCGACGCACGAAACCGCGCAATGCAAGTACCGACCGTGAACCGCGCTCGCGATCTGATTGCGTCAGTGATCGCTAACACACCGTTGGAAATGTACAAGTGCTATTGGGATGATGTTGCCAAAGACGAAATAGAAGAAGAAATTGCGCCGCGCTCATGGCTCAAACAGCCAGACCCACAACTCTCCTATGGCGCTTTCATGGCATGGCTTTTTGACGACCTTTTCTTTTTCGGTCGCGCTTTTCTTTGGATTTCATCACGCACCGCCGACGGATACCCTGCATCGTTCAGCCGTTTGCCTGCCGCAATGGTCAACACGCTTGACATGACAGGCCCAGTATTTGCGTTCGGTAAATCAAACCAAATTTATTTTCAAGGCGCACAAATCCCAACCGAAGACGTCGTGCAATTCATCGGCGTTAACCAAGGCATCATCTACCAGTCAACACAATCCATCGCCACGTCGCTGGCCCTAGAGTCTGCGCGTCAACGCAACGCGAGCTCGGCCTTGCCCGCCGGAGTCCTTAAACAAACCTCAGGTGAACCCTTGTCCGGTCAAGAATTGTCGGAGCTCGCGCAAGCCTTCGAAGCCAGTCGTCGGAGCAATCAAATCGCGGCGATTAACCAGTTTGTAGATTGGCAACCAACTGACGTGGACGCATCAAAAATGTTGCTGTCCGAAGCTGCCGAATTCCAATCAAAAGAAATGGCACGAACCTGCAACATCCCATTCTTTTTGAACGGCAACAGCGTTGGCTCATACTCATACCAAAGCAACCAAGGCGCACGTCAAGACCTGTATGTTTTCGGCGCTCGCTCATATATGACCACCATCGAGCAAACACTTTCAGGCTGTCTGCCTGCGGGAACGTACGTCAGGTTCGACGTCGATGATTACCTGTCCGAAATGATTGAAGTCAGCGAAGAAGAAGCTGACATGGAAGATATGCCAACCGCACCCGGCACTAATCCACCACCAGCCCCAATGAATGAGGAAAACTAAAACCATGTTCAAACTAATTTCAACCGATCTCACGCTTGACGCTTCAAAAGTTGAAGGCGTACCATCGCGCACCGTGTCCGGTGTTGCCGTTCCTTACGGCGTTGTCGCGCAAGTATCGTCTGGCGAAAAAGTGATTTTTGAAGCAGGCTCGCTTCCAGTAGAAGGCAAAGCCCCAAAGCTTTATTTGAACCATGACAGTGAGCAGGCGGTTGGCCTTGTGACCGAGCGCGTAGACACCCCGGAAGGCATGATGTTTTCCGCTCGAATCTCCAAAACCACGCTCGGCGAAGAAGCCTTAACGCTTGCCCTTGACGGCGTAATTGACAGCGTTTCCGTTGGTGTAAACCCAACCAAATTTAAAATGCAAGACGATGGCACAATGCGTGTCCTTGCAGCTGACTGGGTAGAGCTGTCGCTCGTCACCGGTCGTCCAGCATTCTCTGGGGCAGTGATTACCGACGTCGCCGCATCCGAACCCGAGAGTATCCACCAACCAGAAGAAGAAATTGTTATTGTTGAAGAAGAAGTCCAAGAACAGGAGCCAGTAATGTCCGAAGCAGTAGAAGCAACCATCCCAACTTCACCAGTTGTTTTCGCAGAAGCGAAAAAAGAATTCCGTATGCCATCAGCTTCGGAATACCTTGCAGCGATGCACCGTGGCGGAGAAACGTTTGCAAAAGTAAACGCAGCATTCCGTGACGCAGCACGTCGCGATCAGTCAGCAATCGAAGCAGTATCGCAAGACCTCACCAGCGACACACCTGGTCTTTTGCCAGTTCCAGTTTTGGGGCCAGTGTTCCAAAACTACAACTTCATCCGTCCAACGGTCAGCGCATTCGGTACTCGCGCAATGCCACAAGGCTCCGGTATCTCATTCACCCGTCCAAGCATCACCCAGCACACCGCTGCAGGTGCACAAGGAACACAAGGAACCGCCGTCACGTCGCAAACAATGACCCTTGCCGCGAACACCGTGACCCGTCAAACCGTTGCTGGTTCAATCCAAATTGCACAGCAAACAGTTGACTTCACAGACCCAGCTGCAATGAACATCATCTTGAATGACCTTGCTGGCCAGTACCTCAAAGAAACCGACAACATCGCTGTCGACTACCTCGTAGCTCAAAAGCAGTCGTCAGGTTCAACTTGGACTGTTACTGCAGGCGACCCATCATCACTGATGAGCGCGATCTACACCTGCGCAGTAAACATTTCAACCAACACCAACTTGTTCCCAACACACATGGTCGTAAGCCCAGACGTTTGGAGCAAACTCGGCGCACAGTTGGATTCAAGCAAGCGTCCATTGTTCCCAGCAATCGGTGCACCGGGCCTCATCGGTCAGAACACACTTGGCGCTGGCGATGCAACTAAGTGGAGCGGAATGAACCCACTCGGCTTGGAATTGGTTGTTGACGGAAACGCAGCATCCGGAACCTTGCTCATCGTTCACGCACCAGCGATTGAATTCTACGAAGCACAGCAAGGAATGCGCTCCGTTGAAGTTCCAGACCTGTTGGCTCGCACGTTCAGCTACTACGGCTACTTTGCAACGTTCGTACAGGACGGTCCAACGGTTGCTGCAGGAAGCCAGTTCATCCAGTCAATCACCGTCGCTTAGTAGAAAGGCGGCTTAACCGCCATGGCTACTTACAACGTCAGCTCTAAACAGTTGACCGACAACTATGCAGTGCTGCAAACGCTCGAACCTACACCGTTTGAGGTTGGACAGAACATAACTGTCTCGGGCGTTTCAGCACCGTTTAGTGGAACATTCCAGATCATTGCGTTGCCGGAACATCAGTTCATTGGCGTTAATTCAACGACAGGTTTTCTTGAATTCAACGAACTAAACCCGTTGCCAAACCAGGTGCTTTACGCTTGCACCGGCACAAACGTAGATCGCGTTCAATCATTCGTTGGAACGATCACCTACACGCAGGTCTGTACTTGGATTACCGCTTCGGACATTCAAACATGGCTGGGCATTTCAGTTGCAACGCAAGCCGATCAGGATTTCACCACGCAATGCGCGGCAGCTTCGAATAATTTCATTTATCGCAGGCGTCAAGAGGCAGGCTATTACGACAGCCTCACGACCGTTCCAAGCGACGACGTGAAACTGGGAACAATCCAATACGGCGGAATGCTTTACCGTCAGCGCGGAAGCATTGACGTTTTTGCATCATTCAACGAAATGAGCACCGCACCAGTAACCGGATTGTCACCAATCATTAAACAGTTGTGTGGTCTTGACCGTCCGGCAGTGGCATGACCGTAGCCGCATACACCGACCTCTTTAACGAGGCATTGGACGACCTGTCAACCAAACTGGGAACGGTGACCGGATTACAGGTCATTACAGACCCACGGAACATTTTGCCGGGCACTGGTTGCGCGTTCATTGGCGCACCGTCATTTACCGCTTTTAACTACAACATCGCAAAAATGACATTTCCAATACAGCTCATATCGGCTGGCCCGTCAAACCTTGACGCGCTTCGATCATTGCTCAACACCGCCGCCAAAGTGCTGGGGTCAAACATCGCAATAACTGATGGCCGTCCGATCACATTGGAAATCGGTGGCCAAGTGCTCCCGGCATACGAATTGACAGCGAACCTACAAGCCCAAACAGCGTAAAGGAAATTATGTATATCATCGTCAGCCCTCGAATCGGAAACCCCGGCGAAGCATTTGTGCCGGCGGAAGAAACCAACGTGCAAGCATTATTGGACGCAGGTTTAATATCCACCGACGCACCTAAAAAAGCCTCTAAAGTCAAATCAGAAACCAGCGAGCAGGAGTAACACCCAATGGCAACATCAGTTTATTTGAGCAACCCAGCAATCAAGATCAACTCGGTTGATTTGACCGATCAGTGCACCGCAGCAACTATCACCTACACGGTGGAAGCGCTTGAATCAACCGCATTTGGTGACACCGCTCGCAAGTACACCGCAGGATTGCAGAACAACCAGATCACGGTCACGCTTTACCAGTCATATGCTGCAAGCGAGACCGAGGCCAGCATTTACAACTTGGTTGGCACGTCCGTTTCAATTGAATTGTCACCAACCGCAGCTGGCCTTGCAACCCCATCAGCGACAGCGCCAAAGTACACATTGAGCGCGGCATATCTTGAAAGCCACACGCCGATTAACGCAAGCCTCGGCACCCTTAGCACCATTGACTTGGTGTTCCAAGGTTCAGCGCTTACCAAAGCGACTTCGTAATGCTCTCAGCCAAGGCTTACGGGCCTTGCGCTGATAACTACAAAAGCAAGCCGCGATTGGCGCAGCCTTGCCCGACGAAAGGAAAGAAATGAAAGTCAAATTACGCATTGACCTTGGCGACGGCAAACCGCCTCGAGAAATGACAACAAACATGCTTGCCATTGTGGAGTGGGAAAAAATAGAAAACCGCCGCTCCGCAGACGGCAAAGGAATCGGTTTCGCTGATATGTGTTGCTGGGCTTACGTGCTTTGCAAACTTGCCGGCGACAAAGTTCCTGGTACTTGGCGTGAATGGGTTGCCGAACACCCAGACATGGAAATAATGCCAGTGGACGAAATCACTGACGAAACCCCTACCATCGGGGAACATGGCGGCGCGGCCTCTGTGAAATCCTCGTGATGAGTGGGTTCTGGCCGCGCGAAATTGAATTTGATTTACGAGACATGACAACCGTTTTCCACATCATTGAGGAGCAAAACAGGAAAAAATAATGGGTATTGAAGTTATTGGCGCAAAAGAAGTATTGAAAGAGTTAAGGCAACTTGACCCTGATATGCGGAAACAGTTTCAAAAGGATGCGAAAGCTATTGCGCAACCTATTGTTACTGACGCCCAAAACCGATACCCATCAAAGTACCTTTCCGGAATGTTTAAAAATTGGTCGCAACGTGGACGCCAGTTGTTTCCTTATGACCAGTCAAAAGCGCGGCGTGGTGTCGTAATCAAAGTGGATACCTCGAAGCGCAACAACTCGGTGATAACGATCATTCAGAAAGACCCGGCAGCTGCGATTATTGACATGGCTGGCAAAAAGAATGACAGCAATTTGTCACGTCAACTTTGGGGCGCACCGTCTCGCGTCATGTGGCCTGCCGCCGAAGCGAACATTGAATCGGTAACCGAGGAAATGAACAAAGCGCTCGAGGTTGTAGCAAAAGAAATTGAGCGAAAGATTGTGGTCGCGTAATGGCAATTCGTATACCGATAATTTCAGAATTCGACGAACGCGGAATCACTAAGGCCTCTAAGGAATTTGCGTCGCTTGAGACAATCGGCCAAAAGGCTGGCTATGCGTTAGACAAAGCATTCTTGCCGGCGGTCGCCACATTGGGCGCGGTTGCTGCCGGATTAGGTCTTGCGACCAAGGCTGCGATGAGCGATCAAAAGGCGCAGGTGCTTTTGGCTCGCCAGTTGCAGGTAACAACCAAGGCAACCGAAGCGCAGGTTAAAGCTAACGAGGATTTTATTTCTACGCTGTCTAGGGCTACTGCGGTAGCGGACGACGATTTGCGCCCCGCTATGGCGTCCCTAGTGCGTTCTACGGGCGATTTAAGCACAGCCCAGCGAGCCTTATCCCTCTCCGTAGACATTGCCGCCGCAACCGGACGCGACCTCGAATCAGTCAGCCTCGCAGTCGGCAAAGCCATGAATGGCACAACCACCGCGCTAGCCAAACTTGACCCATCGCTTAAAGGCGTCATTGACAAATCCATGAGCGCGTCCGAAATCATGGACGTACTGCAAACCCGTTTCGGTGGAGCTGGTGAAGCTGCCGCAAACACCGCCGAAGGTGGCATGAAAAACCTGTCAATACAGATGGGCGAATTGCAAGAATCCATCGGTGCAGCACTTATCCCGGTACTCGAGAAATTGTTGCCATATTTCATTGACGGCGCAGAATTTGCACAAAAACACGCAGACGTGATTGTGAAGCTTATTGGCATTGTTGGCGGTTTCGCTGCCGCAATCGTTGCTGCTAACGTCGCAATGAAAACCTACAACACGATCTCCACGCTGACGACCGCAGCTAACACCGCGCTCGGTTCATCGTTCACTTTTGCCGCCGGAAGCAAAAGCGCTGGCATTGGTTTCTTCAGCGCTGCGGCCGCAATCGCAACCATCACCATCACCGAGCTTTACGGGTTGCTGAACGACAAATCAGCAATGAAAGAATTGACTCTTAGTTTCCGACAGGCAGGCCAAGCAATCGCATCCACGGCCGTCTTTATTGCCAACACGATCTACAACGCGTTTGCAGTCGTTTACAACGGCGTCGTACAGCTCACCAACAAAGTCATTGACGCAATGAACTTGATAAACCCATTCAAGGACATACCGCGCCTAGACGAACTTGGATACAATCCAATTAACCAGCCATCGTTTTTCTATGAGCCACCATCCACTGCATCAGGTGCTACTGGTTACACTCGAGCAGATTCACCAGCGTTTGCTCCCGGTGGCGGTTTCTCCATCACGGCTGCACCAGACGCCGCGACACCATCTGGTGGTGGCGGTGGAAAAAGTGCGCCAAGTATTAGCAAAGAAATGCAACGCATCGCCAATATGCCAACACTCGTACAAGCGCCAACAGTTAACAACCCCGGCGCAATGTTCGGTATTCAGGAACGCATGGCGAACTACAACTACAACATTGAAGTAACTGGCGGTCTTGCCACGTCAAGCGAAATCGGTCAAGAAATAGTCAACGCATTGCGCAGCTTTAACCGCACAAACGGCCCAGCCCAAATAGCAGTTAGCGGTTACTAATGCCCGGCTATCCAGTCGTTGAATCAGGCAACTACCTGATGGAAATTGACACCGGCTACGACTGGGGTTCGTTCACGCTTGACGACGCAGAAAAAGGCGTACTTGACAACACCACCTACCTTTTAGGCCCCGGCGTCACTTATGCCGACGTCACAGACGGCGTTTTATCCGTGCGCGTAATGCGCGGCCGTCGAGATATCGGCGACCAATTTACCTACGGCACGATGAGCTTTGTTTTAAACAACACCAAAGCCCAAGGTGCGTTCGCACCGTTTGATACCACGTCGCCGTACTATGACCCAGCAAACAGCCAACCCGGTCTAGCCCCACTGCGCAACGTGCGTTTGTCGCGTTACGACAGCTCAAACAACCAGGTCTTTTTGTTTGTCGGCAAAATTGTTGACTATAACCTCACCTACAATCTGGGCGGAATTGACACCGTTTCCGTTGTCTGCGCTGATGACTTTTATATTCTTGCGCAAACATATCTGAACGAATGGACAACAACCGAAGAACTAGCGAGCGCTCGAATGGACGCGATGCTTAGTTTGCCAGAAGTGAACTATCCGACCGGCGTAACGCACCGCGACATTCAAACCAGCGTCAGCACACTCGGCGGTGGTGGCGCATACAAGGTTGCTGCCGGCACATCCGTTGCTAATTATGCCAACGAAATAAATAAGGCAGAACAGGGCCGTGTGTACGTTTCACGATCTGGGGTCTTTACTTTTGAGCCGAGAATTGGTAACACGTTGTCGGGTTCGGTAGCCGATTTTCACGACGATGGAACAAACATTCGATACAACGGCGTTGGTGTAAAATTTGAAGCAACGCAGGTTTGTAATTATGCGTCAGTCAAAACATTGCAAAGCAGTACAGCCCAAGTTGCGCAGGACACGGCAAGCCAAGCCAAATATCTGACCCAAGCGCAATACATCACTAACAGCCTTTTGCATAACGACACGTCAGCTTTAACGCTTGCCGAATACCTTTTGGTCGCTGACCCGGAAGCCCGATATAGCGACCTAGAAACCGAATATCTGATGATGACAACCGCCCAGCGCGACACAGTTTCAACGATTGACATTGGCGACACCATCACCATCCAAAAGCAAATACAAACAGGCCCGACGACATACAGCCAATTTGCCCAAGAGCTATCGGTTGAAGGCCTCGAATTCAATATCAGTTTTAGCCGTGGCCACAGCGTCACTTTTTATACCGCACCAACCACGGTCGTTTATGAGCTGATACTGGATTCGTTAACGTATGGCACACTTGACGGCCTTAATGTTTTAGGATAGGAGCACATATGGCAACAAGAGAAACCTTTACAACAGGTCAAGTATTGACAGCTGCCGAAATGACAAACGTCGCTACGGCCATGATCGCGTTAAACGCCCAGACAGGCACAACCTATACCACCGTTTTGGCTGACGACGGAAAACTAATTACTTGCGACAACGCGTCAGCAATCGCTCTGACGATTCCACCAAACTCAAGCGTGGCATACGGTATTGGAACACAAATTAACATCATGCAACTCGGCGCTGGTCAAATAACCATTACTGCCGGCGTAGGTGTGACATTGCGTAGCGCAGGAAGCAAACTCAAGACAAACGGTCAATATGCGTTAGCGACTTGCGTAAAGATCGCAACAGATACTTGGGCGGTTGTCGGCAACGTGGCGGCATAAGCCATGCAGATTTTGGCATTTGGTGGAGCAAACCCACCGACCGCAGTTGAGTATCTAGTTATTGCTGGTGGTGGTGGTGGTGGTACTTCAGGGCAAACTAACCAAAACTCTGGTGGTGGCGGTGCAGGCGGTTATCGCACATCTGTAAGCGGTGCAACAACGGGTGGTGGTGGTAGTGCGGAAAGCACTTTGTCAATCACGGCAGGAGTTTCTTTAACGGTTACTGTCGGCGGTGGTGGTGCGTCAGCTGCAAACGGAAGCAACAGCGTTTTAGGTTCAATTACATCTACTGGTGGCGGTCGCGGCGGAAACACGTTTCAAGGCGCAGGGCAATCAGGTGGATCGGGCGGTGGCGCGTCGCGAGACAGCACAGGTGGCGCTCGTACAGCTTCACCAGTCCAGGGTTATGCCGGTGGTAACTATGGCGGTGGTGACGCCAACGGAGCTGGCGGTGGTGGCGCTGGTGGTGTAACCAACGGAGTTGCATCAGTTGCGCTTGGTGGTGCTGGTTTATCAAACAGCATCACGGGAAGCGCTGTGTCGCGTGGCGGTGGCGGCGGTGGTGGTGCGCAAGGCGGTACTGCAACAGCAACCGCAGGCGGTGGTAACGGCGGAACAGTATCCGGTGCAGGTGGAACAGCCGGCACAGTAAACACGGGTGGCGGTGGCGGTGGTGCAGTACTAAGCAACGGTGGTGCAGGCGGTTCAGGTCTTGTTGCATTGCGTTACTCAGATGCGTTTGACCCAGCAGCTTCAACAACAGGTTCACCGACCTACACGGTTTCAGGTGGCTATCGAATCTACGTTTGGACGGGTTCAGGGAGCGTCACGTTCTAATGGCTTACTTTGCACAAATTGACGACACCAACAAGGTGCTTGAAGTAATCGCAATAAATAACGAAACGATTGAATATTTGCCGTTTCCAGAAAGCGAACCAGTAGGTCAAGAATTCATTGCATCACTTGGCCTTGCAGGTACATGGTTGCAAACGTCATACAACGCTAATTTCCGTGGCGTTTATGCCGGCATCGGATATATGTACGACCCAACACTTGGCACATACGGCGAATTTTACGACCCGAACTATGTGCCACCAGAACCCGAACCGATTGAGCCGGCATGACATGGCGACTGAAATTGTGGTTTCTATTATCGGTGGGTGTTTCCTTGTATTGGTGGCTCTCATCGGCAAGATCGGCAGCGACAATAAAAAAGACCACGGCAAAGTCCACCAAGTCCTTGGTCGAATAGAACAAAAGATTGACGGTCACATTGAAAACCACAGATAAAGCAATGCTCGCTTCGTATGCACGTTCACTTGTCGGCGCGTTAGTCGCGGTTTACTCCACTGGTACAACCGACCCAAAGGATTATGCAAAAGGCGCGATAGCCGCGCTCATTCCGCCAATCATGCGATGGGTCAACAAAAAGGACGAAGGCTTTGGCCGTTCCGCATAAACGCAAAGTGATATTGCCGCGCATTGTTGCGCATTGTCAGGCAGGCGAACTACCAAACAACATGTTGGTAGAAATAAAACCTTACGGCAAATTGTTGTTTGCAGCTGCAGATTGTTGGATGGCGTGGCGTGATCGAGCGTTCGCCGAAGGCATTAAAACATTCAAACCGACCAGCGCAAACGACACCTATCGGTCATTAGCTACCCAAACGATTGCGTGGAATGATCGAATGACAACCCAACCAATTCCTGGTGTCAAGCCACGCGTCTACAAAGGCCAGAATTGGTATTTGAAACCCGGCAAAGCACCGATTGCGCAACCGGGGAAAAGCAACCACAACTGGGGCATTTCGGTTGACGTGGCTGAAGCATCCGGTGCGCGTTTGGAATTCATGGCAGCGACCGCACTCGAATACGGGTTCAGCTGGGAACTTGACAGCGAGCCGTGGCACGTCAACGTGTTCAATGCCGACGTCGTGCCAGATGCAGTGCTGGCTTGGAAAAAAGCGAAATCCTTGCAATAGCCGTCAGGCTTGCCTAGGGTCGAAGTACCCGACGAAAGGATATTCATTATGCAATTAACCGCACCCAAACTCATCGCTGGCTTCATTACAGCCATATGGGGATTTGCGTCGCTCCTAGGCGCTCCTAATGCCCATTCAGAGGCTTCTAGCGTTATGCCGACCGCGCCAATCAGCGTCCAGCCATATCTAATTGAGCCAACCACGACGACCAGCTCAACAATTTTCATTGACCCGTATTCGAGCGCTTGCGAACAGTTTTCGGCGTTGGCTGTCAACCTTGGTTGGCCGGCCGATCAGCGCACCGTGTTGGAATCCATCATCAAGCGCGAATCAAATTGCACACCAAACGCAGTCAACCGCAAAGACCCAAATGGGGGCAGTCGTGGGCTGATGCAAATAAACGGTTTTTGGCATCCATACCTGATTGAGCGCGGCATCATCAGCAAACCAAAAGACTTGTTACACGCTGACACTAACTTGCTGGCAGGGTTAGCAATTTACAACTACGGAATGGAAAGGTACGGCTTCGGATGGGGGCCGTGGAGCACAAAATGAGCGACGGCGTGGCATGGAATCAAGGTGAACTATCGGAAGAAACCCGAGCAATGCTCACCAATCAAGGCATGGCAATTTTCAATTTGATTGACGAAATAGCGCGACCAAAACACGTTCCGCGCAAATTCCGTGACGATCATCTGATTCGAGGATTGCGCAACATGGTCATAGATTTCCAACTAAGTGGCAATGACGACTACGCAGAGTGTGTTATTCTCGCCATTGAAGAACTTGGTGGAAAAGTTAATCCCGACTAAAAGAAAGAATCCCGACAATGCAAGACGAACTGTTTACAACATCCGTCGGCCTTGGTGGTTGGCACGTTTCCGTGAACCAAATCAAACCAGCCGAAAAACTGCATCGCGCAACCGATTTTGATACGGCGCGTAAAGCTGCACGAAAAGCATCAAAGCGTGGCCCAAACCAGCGCGATAAAGTTTTGCTTGCTTTGCATGATCTGGGCGCTGCAACCGATTACGAGATTGGTGAGCATTGTGGAATTTTGCGATCTAGCGCGGCGAAACGCCGGCAGGAATTGGTGGAAATGGGTTTGGTGACAGATTCGAATGAACGTCGCAAAACTGATACCGGCACACTTGCGATCGTTTGGAAGGTTGTCTAATGGGCTTCAATTTGAGCGATTACGAAACCGTTGAAGATCGCCTAGTTCGCTTTTGGGCTGAACATGGCCCAGGTGCTCGCGTGGAAACAACGATGATGCAATACGACGGCGATAGTTGTATTTTCCGCGCTGAAATTTATTTCAAGAACAGCGAAACAGTTCCAACGGCAACCGGATACGCCCATGAGATTCGATCAGATCGTGGCGTGAACGCAACGTCATTTGTGGAGAATTGTGAAACAAGCGCGATCGGCCGCGCATTAGCCAACTGTGGGTATGCCACACACGGCAAAAGACCATCCCGTGAGGAGATGGCAAAGGTGTCACGGGCGGAGTCCATTCCCAACGCAGGTCACGCGTCTCCAGCTCCGTCCGTGGCTTCAGAACACCGTCCAGCAGGCGCGTTTGCCACACCAAAACAGGTTGGCTACATCACCAAACTGGCAAAAGACCACAAAATGAGCGACCTGTCTTTGCTTGAATTCATTCAAGAAGTAACAGGCCGTGACGACGCCGTTTTAGAGCTGCTTAAATCGCATGAGGCAAGCGCAATTATCGAGAGGCTGAAATGACATCAGATGCGAGAAAAAAAATAAACAAATTGAAAAATCGTTTGCGTTTCTATTGGGCCACCGGAACTATTCCAAATAGGCAAATTTTGGTTGAAGCAGCAGACCAAATTGACAATCTTCAACGTGAACTTGATAGATGGAAACGTATTGCAGCTCAAGCAATACCGCGAGAAAAAATTAAAGATGTTTATGATGCTTTGGAGTTTTACGATGACATTAGATGAACTGATTAGCGCGATTGAACGCCTACAAGCCGTTTATGACGTCATGAGCGATGAAGACCAGAGCGAAGCGCGAACAAAAATCCGTTGGGCTATTAAGCATTTGGCTGATAAAGCGTGGTCGGCAGCGTTGTGAAGTCTGACCCAAAGATGAGCGAAACCGAATTTAAGGATATTTTGATTTCGGTTGCGAAGCGTTATGGCTGGCTGGTGCATCATGACCTGCCGGCACAAAACAGTCGAGGTCGCTGGGCGACACACGTTCAAGGCGACGCAGGTTTTCCCGATCTGATTTTGCTGCATCCAAACTCGGGCAAACTGTTTGCTATTGAGCTGAAAAGTGAAAAAGGAAAAACGACGCCGGGGCAGAAGCGTTGGCTGATGGCGTTTGAAAAGTCTGGTATATATAACACCGTTTTAAAACCGAGCGACATGGAGTATGCACTCTATTTGCTCACCAATCATCAAATAACTGGCTAGTAAAAACTTAATAACGCTGGTACTCCGTGTGATTGATGCGGGGCTAAGTCGGGTGTCTAGACGCCTAGCCAGCATTCACGACCTAAGCCTTTCGCATGGCAGTTGGTAACACACGGCAACGTGGGTAGACGGTCGCGCCTCGAATCATGCAAGACGAAATGGTTTGGGCAATGCGATCGGGCGAGCCGTAAACAGTCGGCTGATGAATGAAATAGGGAACTGGGATGGGCAATCCAGTGGGTGGAGCATTCACACAACTGTCTTTGCTTTGGTCGTTTAACATAAGGTTGACAAACAAAGGACACAAACAACATGAACCCGACACCACGCCCAACCATCATGAACCGGAAGCAAGGCGCTTGCGCCGCGCTAGCACAAGCCGAAGGCGCGTGAGCATGAGCCGAGAACACAGCAACCCCGAATACCAACGCAACCGCCGGCTGATACTCGAAGGCAACCCACCTTGCACCTACTGCGGTAAAGAGAACGCAAACACCGTTGACCACATCATTGAACTAGACCGGGGCGGCGGTCATGAATTGGAAAACCTTACGCCATGCTGTGCAGAATGCAACAACAAGAAAGGCCACCGGTACGTCAGTGCACGAAACGCACAACGCAGACAATCAAGACACGAAGGAATGCGCGACGCCGGCATAACTCAAATCCCAAAAGCCTTTTTTTATACAGAAAAAACAGAAAC